AAATCACCACATCATTACGGCGTGGCTGGTAGCCAGCGGTAAACACCACCAGCGACCGCCCTGTTCCGCTTAAAGGCCCCATTTCTTCCAGAAACTCAGCCGGAATAACAATCATGGGCTCCCCGTTGATGGTCGCTGGCTTGCCCATTTTGTTCACCGTGACCGCATCCATGCGACTGACAAGTCTGTCAAAGGGATTAGGCATTGATTTTCACGGCTACAATTGCGGAACTGGCAGCAGCATCTTCCCAGGCAACCCCGGCCAGATCGGCACCTGTCGCGTCGTTCTGCACTTTTCCATCTTTGATATGAACCTGCTCACCGATGGTGATCGCATCGGTAGTCAGCTTAGGCAGCAGGAAAACCCCTTCGGAAAAACCGTCCCCTGTCTGGCCTGCCGCAATATCAGTAATGGCAATCGCCACGACTTTCCCCACCATCACCGGCGAACCACTCAGGATCGCAGTGCTGCCCGTGTTGGCAATCTCAATAGTTTTGCCATGCTGTACAAAATTCTTCGCCATAAATTCAGTCTCCATCCAGCCCCATGCGGGGCCGAATTCAGATAAAAAAAAAGCCCTTATGGGCTGTGATGTGCTGCTTGAGTGGAAGGGATTATTTCCCGGTTGATTTCGCCAGGCCGCGATAATCCAGAGGAGATACACCGGCATCGATGCGCACTTTGGTGGCAATACCGTCGGTCGTGAAGCCTTCCTGCTGATCGATATACGGAGTATCAACGCCGTTCAGGTAAGCCACTTCGATGGTGTCCGTGCCCTTAGCGGCGGCCAGATACCAGGCGCTGGTGTCTTTGGCGTCAAGACGCGGCTCCGCGATAACTTCAGCAAAGTTCTGAATTGGGTTCATGATACCGGCGTTGATATCCGCCCCTTTCACACTGGCAGACTTGATCGTCTGGTTTGCCAGGGTTTCGAGCGCGACAGGCACCAGCATGAATGCCGGGCGAATATTCAGGGGACGCTCACCCTCTTTCTGCAGACGCATCATCTTGCGCGCTTCATCAAGGCTGGCTACAGAAATCGCGCCTGCGGAAATATTACCGTGATCAGCATGGAACAGCGGCTTACCATCAGACAATTTCGCGTTTTCGGTCAGAACGGCATACACTAGGTCGCCAATCGTCCCTTTTGCTGCACGGCCCATCTTCATCGGTACATCGGTTAACTGATTCAGATCGTCGTTGATGATCGCCTGACGGGTAATAGAGAAGATTTCGCCGTAGGTGGCCAGCGCGATGCTTTCACCTTTATCTTTGGTGGTCACATACTTATATTCAGCACCTTCGCGTACCTGACGCAGGGATGAGAAGCCTCCCAGACCGACACGATGCGCCGTTTTAAAGTCAGACAACTGGCCTTTCTTGGTCCACTGCTCAAAAGTTTCTGCCGCTTCCTCCCAGCCCTGCAGTAACGCTTTATTAGCAACGTCGAGCAGGATATTACCGAAGTCAGACGTGCTGTGCGTCAGTGCCATACCGACCATTTGCATCGGGTTATAGCTGGAAACGCCGATGCCGCGTTCGGTCAGTGCCATACGGGCATATTCGCGCAGCGTCATGCCGTTATAGACGTTGTCCCGCTCCAGGCTCTCGAAGCCCGCGCGCGCCATCAGTGCCTGGCGAACTCCGTCGCCAACAAAGTTACCGTTCCCGGCGTAAATGTGCGCATCCGTGGTTTTATTCGACGGTGTTGCATTTTTGCCCAGCGCCGCCAGCAGTTCATCTTTAGCCTGAGCCACTGTGCATTCCGGATCCGCGATGCATTTATTCTGCAGCTCATGATGCTTGCCGCCGAACATCGCAAAGAGATCGTTAATTGCGTTAACACGGTTCTTTTGCTCGGCAAGCACCTGTGCTCGGATAGTGGCTTCATCAGAAGTGGACGCTGGCGCTGGGGTCGTCGTTGCCGCCACCTGTGGTTGCGGTTGCTGCGGTTCGCGCTGGGTAGTATTGCGCGGCGGGGTGAGCATGTTACGAATGCTGTTTGGCATCTTTTCAAAGTCCTCAATACGTTTTGATTGAATACAGGCCATCGCCTGCAGAGATGTAGTGACCTGATCGGCAAAGCCATGCGCTAAGCATTCTTTACCATCCATCCAGGTTTCATCGTCCAGCATGGCGGCGATTTCATCGGTCGTTTTTCCTGTTTTCTCCGCGTACGCCGGGATCAGGACAGACTCGACCTTATCCAGCAGATCGGCATAATCCCGCATGTCGTTGGCATCGCCACCTGCGAATCCCCATGGTTTGTGGATCATCATCATCGTGTTTTCCGGCATAATGACCGGGTTGCCAACCATCGCAATCACCGAAGCCATAGAAGCTGCCAGACCATCAATGTGAACGGTGATCGCCGCGCCGTGATGCTTCAGGGCATTAAAAATGGCGATGCCATCAAAGACATCGCCACCGGGCGAATTGATATGAAGGTTGATATGGGTAATGTCGCCCAGCGCCTTCAGCTCATTCACAAACTGGCGCGCCGTCACCCCCCAGTAGCCGATCTCGTCGTAGATATAAATATCCGCTTCGTTGTCGGCGCTGGCCTGCATACGGAACCAGGAATTACTTTTTGCGCTGGCTTTCGGACGGTGGTGCGCCCGGTTCTTTGGCTTCGGCACTTGTGCCTCCTTTGTCATTGGCAGGGTCAGTGTCAAACACCAGCCCCATCTCTTTGTTTTCGTCGATCTCTGCCTTCCGGCGCGCCTTCACATCGTTCGGGTTACGTCCGCTGGCGCGGACCCAGTCGGATTCCGTTGCCGCTCCGCCCCGGATCTGTAACTTCCAGGCATTGGCCTCTTTAACCGGATCGATCCACGGCATAACAGGGCCGGAATACACCGCCGAGTACAGCGACTCCATATCCAGACCGCGGGGTAATTTAATCTCGCCAGCGGCCACCGCCATTTTCAGCCAGGCGCGGTACATTGGCCGGGTCACCGCGCCAATAAACCAGTCCTGTAAAATGAGATAGCCATCTGTTGATTCCACCAGTTCCTGCCGCTGCGCGCTGTAGGTGCCGTTGTAGTTTCTGGCTGTGCTTGAAAAGCTGAGTCGGCTACCTGCTGCGACAGCGCGAAGTTGCCCATTTCGGAAGGTTTCAAGGTTAGGATTGGGCCGGTCAGATTTCACCATGCCGATATCTTCACCAGGCTTCAGATCGTCATAAATGATGCCTGGTTGAATCATCACTTCCCGATCATCATCATCGGAAGAACTGTTACTCTCTTCGAAGCTTTGCCCGTCTCCCTTTTTGATGTACATACCCAGCGCAGCAGCAATACGTGCGGCGGTGAGCTCAGCATCTTCATACTCTTTAAGTGCGCTCAGACGCATCAGTACACCGGATAGCATCGATACGCCCCGGGTCTGGTGCAGACGGCGGACAAATTTAAGATGCAGCATGTTTTCCGCATCCACTTCTTTGGTATCAAGCTGACGGCCTGAAACGGGCAGGCTTTTATAAACCTGATATTTCCTTGGTCTGCCCCAGTTGTCGACGAATACCCCCTGATTAAGCTGGCTGGCAGCATCGCTGTTCATGGGAATAAAATCTGGTTCAAGCGCTTCAAGCCAGAAAGGGATACCGGCTGCTGGCGTAAGACCATTCCCGGTTCCACTGACAAGCTGGGCAAACACTTCGCCATCCCGCAGCCAGGTGCGCAACATCAGGCGCTCAAGCATCGGGCGGGTAAACTGGTTCGTGACATCAGGCCTGACAGACCATTCTGCCCATTTATTACGGATCTGATCTGCCAGCTTTTTGGCGATTTTACCGTTCATCAGTTTGGGATGGGGTTCAACAATAATTCCGGCTTTCCCAACCACCCGCTCTTCCAGCTTATCGAACACCCCAATCACCAGATCGTGATTGTTATCGAGCCACCGGGCCTGCTCCCGCAGTGATACCGCCCCCATTTTGCTGAGCTGATCAGCTGAACGATTTTCACGGCGCCCTTTGTGCGTTCTGGTCGGGGTAACGGCTTCATATGCCCTGATTTTCGCGCGCGCCTGCAGACGGGCTGCTTTCCAGCCTGGCGAAAAGACCCCAATCGCATCATCTAAAAGGCTCATTCAAACCTCGCCAGTCGGTAACCGGGTCGCCCGCGGCGATGAGAAATAAGAGAAGAGAGCCGACGCTCCCACTCCTGACGCCCTTTTCGGATTTCAGACAGGTTCTCCATCGTCATTTCCTGCCCATTGAAACGGATAGTTTTGCCATCCAGCACCGCCATTTCGGCTTCGGTATATCGCTGGATCATGGCTTCAATATCAACACGGTTCACAACCATCCTCCTGATGTACTCCAGGGGTTAGAATCATCGGTTACGGGCTTTTTCCGCTTCCGTTTATTGGTGGGTACTGGTTCTGGTGTCTGGGATGCCGCTTCGCCAGCTTCCGGCGGCGCGTTCTCCAGCCAGGTTTCCCGCCTCGCCCACTCAGGAGCAGCGGGCCATTTGATTTTCTCGTAGCCGTGGAGGATGGCGAGCGCATCTGCGTAGACCAGCAGGTCAAATGCTTCGTTTGCACCACGTCCCGGCTTACTCCATTTGCCATCGGTCGATCGCTCCTCATAGGTCAGTTCATCGTAAAACCAGCTGCCGAGCCAGTCAGGGAAATGCACATAGCCAGGGCCTGGTGAATCACGCCACAAAGAGTTGTTCACCCGGTCTTTCAGAGCATCGGTCTGGATCAAGTAAAGCGGGACATCACCAGAAGCCTGTGCCCGTCGGCTTGAACGTCCGGTATTATCAGGAAAGGTTCGGGAGATGAGTTTTGATCTGCGGACACTGTCGCCTTTGAACAGGTAAATCTGTTTTCCGAGTCCTTCACGACGACACTTACGCCAGAATTTATAAGCGTTGTCGGTCACACCATCCTCACCGCCGGAGTCAACGGCCATCGCCATCAGCCGCATACAACTAGTCGGATCCGATGCCATTGGCCAGGCTTTGTTAAACACATCGGTCAGCAATAAATCCCAGTCTTCCGGATAGCTTGCCGGGTCAATCTGCTGGCTCTCGCCATTGGCGTCATAGCGCATCGACTGCCTGATATTGTAGCGGTCCACCAGCCAGCGCTCTCCCATGCTGCCGTAGCCAGTAACCTGAACAACAAAACGCCGGTTGCGCCCCGCCTGAACATCGACGGTCGCCATAAGGAAACAAACCCCGTCCGGAACAGAGCGCTTTGGTACAACCTCCGCACGCTGCTCAAGCAGTTCACTTTTGCGCTGTTCCATGCTGGAACGAGGAAGATACGGACGCCCAAAGTCGGTGTTGATTACCGTCTTCAGTGCTTCCTCGCTGCCAGTGGCCTGATAGTCCTGCTCAGCGGTAAGAAATTTATAGATGAGCTGCGCCCAGGTCTGGTACGCGGCGGCAGGGCCTTCCATCCAGAAGGAGGCAATGCGCGAGCGTCGCCCTTCCCCAGTGATAACACCATCGTTGTCGATGGTTTGCCCATCCCGCAGCCACTTCCCTTTCATATTGAGCGAACGCTTCATATCCGCAGTGATGTGCTCTTTACAGGCAGGGCATTGAAGACAGGCTTTCTCGCTGGCCTGAACAGGGTCCGCGATATCGCGGTAACCTGTCATATTGTCCATTTCAGGCTGGAAATATTCACCGCAATGTGGGCACGGCCAGTAAAGGCGACGGCGATCACCACGGTTGTACAGCGCCAGAATCCCCGTTGAAGGAGGTGCTTCATGCGGTGAGCTACGGCGCCATTTTGTGTCACGTATGTCGCGGCCCGGCGAACTCTCAACCAGTGTCATACCTGACGACATGAACGTTGTTGTTCGCTTTGATGCCAGTGAAAAGGCGTCACCTTCCCCGTCAATGTCTTCCGGGAAACGGTCATAGTCGGTCAGTGCCACACATTTATAGTCCGATGAGGACATGATATTGACCGATGGCCAGCCGATTTTCAGGTAGTTCCCGGCGCGAAACGTGCGGTCATATACGTTGTTATCATTACGCCGCGGGCTCAGTCGGGATTTCACTTCAGGGCTGCAACGGAATGTACGATCAAGACGCTTTTTGGAGTGCTCGCGCGCCTTTTCCTCAGTCATCTGAATCAGGAGCATATCAGCCGGATCACAGACAACGTTGTAAACAATCCAGCCATCAATCAGACCAATGGTTTTACCCGTTCGCGCCGGACCAACAAACACTACCGCGTCATATTCACGCGATGCCAGGCAGTTCATCGGTTCAATCACGTAAGGTGCCAGATCCGGATCCCATGGAACGGAGTTACCCGCCCCCATCGGCACTCGCATATAAGTACTGACCGCATCGGCCACCTGCATTCGACGCGGGGCACGTAAGATACCGGAAACATCGCGGCGGATGCCTCTGGCGGATGCCCGCTTTGCCATCAGTCCTCCTCTGGCTCTTCCTCCTCTGCTTCAGCGTCCTGCACCCTCTCCGCCATCTGATCGCGCAGGTCATCAATAACGCTCTGCACGCGAGAAACCGCAACAGGCGTTAATGCACAGTCACGCTCAAGTACATCAGGGAGGGTTTCAAGTACCATGACGACGGCTTTCGCCATCAATGAGAATTCG